AAGAAGACTTCCGAGTACAAGAGTACCATAGAACCAAAAGATGATCAGATCTTTCACGACTTTACTCCTTGTTAAGCCACTAAAATAAAAAGACCCAATCCTCTACACACGATTGTGTAGAGGGTCTGTTTACAGTTGTTTGTAATCAGCGCTTGTCGATCTGGACCTGCTCCAGCCTGGCCCACTCATAGCCAGACAGTATGACCTGAGCTACCAAGGTGAAGTAAATCACCAGGGCCTGAGCACCACTGACCGAGGCATACCGGATCACCAGGTACATGATGCACCCGATACTGGCAAGCCAGATCAGCCACAGGATACCAACTCGGTTAGAGTCAGACAGGAAGTAGTCGTTGATGAAGTTACGCATTATGACCTCCTAAGTCAAAGACCCATTATGGGCCACTAAAATAAAAAGACCTAACCCTTCACACACGATTGTGTGAAGGGGTTTACCCATATCTTACCAGTAGCAATTGTAGCCAGTATGCTCACCGCTACTGTCGCGGTACTTATGGCTACCATCAGGGTCCAGCTCTCCGCAGCATGAACAATAGCTGGGCTCTACCACTTCTTCATAGAAGCGAATCTCAGCCATAAGCTCACTCTCAAGCCTATCTTGACGCATGACTTCGAGGATCCCGAGGATGGCTACTGCGAGGGTACTGATGATGATGATGATCAGGTACATGACTTCTCCTTAGTTAAAAGCCATTAAAATAAAAAGAAATACCCTAACTTTTCCCCGGTACCCTCCAAACACTACCCCCAATAAACCACTAAAACAATAATAGGTATAACTATCATTTATATTTTCAGTTCCAGAAATGGATTTCTCCTTGAAATCAAGTTAAAATAAAACTATTATTGAAAAATATTTCCTAAATAAATCCGCCCCCTTATACCGCTTCTCTTCCTGCTTATAGGATACTCATGACTGAGAACCAACTTTACTCCTATTCAAAACGCCTACATAGTCTTCATGACAAAGTAAAAGACTTCCTGCATTACTACTACTACCGTTATGGAATCCTTGTAGACAGATCAGAGCAGGGTCTCAAGTGCAGATATGCTATAATCACAAAGAAATTTGGTGAGGATGAAGAACCAGAGTTTCGTGACTACCTAATCTCTCTTAAAGACCAGCTTGATCAAGTGATCAAAGAACTTGATCAGGAGACCGAAGCCCCTAGTGCTACTTAACCTCCAATATCTCGCCGCCATTTCTTAACTCCGTCTGGTGGAGAACTTCCTTTTATAGGCTAATCATCATGAGTAAGAAGGACAAAACTGTAGGTCTAGAGCTTATACCCACAAGGGAACAAGCAATAGCAGAGATAGCAGAAGTAGAGGTAGAGTATGAGACCTACCTAGAAAGACTATCTCCAGAAAAGCGGCAACGTATCTATAACTCCGTCAACAGAATGCGTACAGGGCTCCACGCAGTAGCCCCCATGATGTGTCTAGGAGCTGCCAAGTGTCCCTTTATAGAGCGATGTCCAATCCCCGAGAGGGACCCGGATACCGGCAAGCTAGACCACGGTCCTGATATTAACTACCCAGTAGGTAGAGAGTGTATTCTAGAAAAATTCTATATGCAGCAGAAAATTATAGAGTACGTACAGCATTTAAATGTAGATCCCAAGAACCCTGTAGAGATGTCTATAGTAAATGAACTATCACTTATAGATTTATATAAGAATAGAGTTCTGATGATCATGGCTGTGGGGGACAAGGCGGGTCAAGGAAGGGACTTTATGAGGGTTGATGTAATAGGGTTCAACGAGAACGGTCAGGCAGCTGAGGTCGCAAAGGTGCATCCAGCTATTGAAATGATGGAAAAACTAGAACGCCGCCGTGACAAGTGGTTGACAAATTTAATGGAAACTCGAAAAACGAAAGCGGATTGGGCGGCAAAGGTAGGGAGCGTCGGAGGCGAAAGCAAGATTTTAGCGGAAATAACAAAATTGCGAGAGGCGCTAGGTCAGCTTGAGTCAGCGGGGGAGATTGAACTACTAGATGAAGATGATGAAATTTTGTTAGACGACTAGGATTTGTAGATGGCTTCTTATCATTCTCTTTTACAGAATGCATTAATTCTTGATATCGAGACTCTCGGGCTTCAGAGAGGCTCTGGTATCACAGAGATGGCTATCTATAACCTGTCGACTCGGGAGGCGACAGAGTGGAAGATTGCCCCCAACATGGTGCTGTCTAAAGGTACTCGTCCACAAGATGTTGTTAAGTTAGCGAGTACTGCAACAGATAGACACATATTTCATCCTGGCTTAAAGCATTTAGGTGCTGCAGCTACCTGGGAAGATGTAGTTGTTGCGCGAGCCCTTATACTGAAGGGTTCAACTATAAAGGGGAGGGGAGCAGAAGCTGCTAAGCAGCTTAGGCAAGCCTTTGGTGGTGGCAAGGAAGGATTTGGCAGGGCACTTGCGGTCCTTAAGGAAAGAGATCCCTGGATCTATGAGCAGATAACTAATCCTAATGGTCCAGGAGATGATCTTTTAGCGGGAGGAATGCTTAGGCCAGACGGTAGGACTTCCCAGGCTCGCATGATAGATATGCAGGCAGCTGGCTCCAGGATAGCTAGCGTCAGGACTGAGTTTTCTACACTAGAGAAAGCCCTTTCTGCTGAGTCTCATCTTTCAAAGGAGATGAGCCAGAACGTTACTTGGATTGCTAACGCTAACTTCGAGTCCACACAGATAGGTGCTCACATAGCAGCAGTACAGCAGCCTGAGATAGATAAGCTGGTAGCTGGGGGGATGAATGAGAAGCAGGCTATTCGTAGAGTACGTCAGACTCATCCATTCTTAAATGTAGCTAATTATAGAAGTCCTTTATCCCCAGATCCTACATATGTAACCGGACCAGAAGTAATCAGAGCTAGAGGTGAGGCTGCAGTTACTGGAGACTGGAAGCCTGTCTGGAAAGCATATCTAAAGCACACCAAGGCTGGTGACGTAAGAGATATTATTGATGTCTTAAGAGCACGTCAGTCTTATGCTATAGAGCTAGGCCTGTCTAACCTGCCACAGGCTGGTCAGTACGGTACCTCAATGGATATAGCTGCAAGGCTATTTGGTGCTACAGAACTAGAAGGAGACGCAGCAAGAAAAGCTTTTGGTGCTAGGGAGTACCATAGGGCACTTGAGGATGCAGCTCTTACTGAAGCCTTTGTGCTTGAGCAGGGTGTGAAAAGAACTGCTGTTCTGCAAGCTGTATCTGAGGGTACTGCAGAAGGTAGAAACTACGTTCGAATGTATGAGCAGGGTGGCGTTGGTCCTTTAGCTAGAGAGGTAAGGTATCAGCAGCTTGAACACGTCATGCGTATGCAGGAAGAGCGTGGGGCAGTAGTTAAGAGACTCGACAGAGCTTTCCAAGATCTTGCTACTGAAGGAGTAACGTATCAGACAACTGGTGTGCGTAAGCGTAGGCCTCTTGAACTTGTCTCTAAAACCGGGGAGGTTGCTCATACAGCTAGGACAGCTGCTGAAACAATTCCTATTAATCGTATCTATGATGTAGCTGAGCATCTTAAATCTAGTGGAAAGTACACTCTTACAAATATAGATGATGTAACGAGAGTCATGATTGATTCTCTCTCTAAGGGTGGTGGACTTAGACAGGGAGCACAAGGAGTAGAAGTAGCGAGTGCAGAGGCTCTTAAAGCATCAAGCACTCAGTATGTACATGCCAATGCCAAAGATTTAGGTCATAAGTATATCAAGCAAGTTTTAGGAGAGGGTGGGGGAGCTATTGATCAGTTCCTGGCTCAACATGGCTTTGGAGAACTTCCTGCATTGCCTACAGCAACTAAGCGTGCAGGTTATGGAAGAGTAGCTGAGATAAACAAGATAGTAGCCGGGCTCCCTAGTGGGGGAAGACTCTTAGGTGCATTTGCAGCAGGTGCTGGAGTTATAGGAGCTATGCAGGCCGTTAAGCATGGCCCAAGACACCAGAGAGGTGGACCCGAATCTCTAAGAACAATGAACTACCAAAACTGGCTAGAAAGCCAGGACGAGTTCTATGGAGCTAGGAACTATAACCAGACTAGAAAGCAGGGCTTATCTCCTACAGGTATTGCTGCACTGGGCAAGATGGCCTTTAGTGATTTTGGATCACCGTATAGAGGCCCTGTTTATTCACAGGATGTATTCCAACAGCAGGAGATCCTAGACGCACGAGAGAAGTACATGAGAACTTCTTTCGGGGCTAAGCACTATGATCCTATTAACGGGCTCTTCGGAAAGATCCAGAATGTGTGGCCATCACTAGGTATCAATGTAGGACATTCGTTCTTGACTCAAGATATCCAGAGAGCAGACCCATCTAATTTTGCGGGTCTAAAGGGTAAGGGTCTTCAGAAGGTAAGCCTCTCTGATGGAAACTGGAAAGTTAAAGTAGAAGACGCTGATACAATCGTTGTTCAGCGGGGTGGTATTCGAGGTGGTATAGCTAGCTTCTTTGGAGCTAACAAGGGTTACAGTTTCCGTCTTGCTGGTATTGATGCTCCAGAGGTTGTTCACGGTAACGGTATCTTTGATATGAAGGGCTCTTCATTAAAGAGTCAGCCTAAGGGTGAGGCAGCAAGAGTTGCATTAGAAGCAATGATAGGTAAGACAGGAAAGCTGGACCTCGTCTTTGATCCTTCTAATATGACATACGGACGTATGGTTGGTGCAGTAATTGCTGATGGAAAGAACCTTAACTTTGAGCTTGTGAGACGAGGAATGGCTGGAGCACTACCCTTCTATAAGAAGGGTACAGAGGAGATGATTGACTATAGGGCTCTTGGAAAGCTTGAGAAGACTGCTCATGGTGCCCAGACAGGAATGTGGTCTGAACCTTTCTTCCAGGCTGCTTACGATATAACAGATGCAGCTGGTAGCAGAATAACGTGGAACACCTTTGCCAATATGAACAAGTTGGTAAAGAACAGTTCTGTTATGTCGGGAACTGCGATGATGCTTAATGCTCAAGAGCAGGGCTTCTATAGTAGTGCAAATAGAATTGCTGCAGCAGAGATTGGGGCAAGGATAAGTAAGTTTGGTTTTGATGGCGATGCTAGGACTTCTGTGGCTTTGCATGGTAAGCCAGCTGCACCTCATACGACATACATGAGTCAGATGGTCCAAGACATTGGTACAATGATGAAGACACAAGGTGGGGCGTATGATAGAAAGTTAGCTCGTAGCTCTGGCTATGATAAATATGATAAGTCTATGGCATTAGATGGGCTTAGTACTACCAATGCTATCTGGAGTAAAAGACGACTAGAAGCTTATAATATGTATGGTGTTAGAAGTAGACACCTAAGAGATAGAATGGCAACTATGCAGAGAGCCCAAAACCAGCAAATGTTTAATAGTCCAATCGGACACCATAGGATGTAATTATGAACCCAATGATTCAAGGTGCTTTAGTAGGTGCAGGAAACTATTTAGAAGGCGGTGTGATGATGACCGCTGGCTTTATGACTGATACAAGAGGAGGTGTGTCAGGTAGTTTTGGAAGAGGAACATATGGAGAGTGGCAGACTTCATACCTTAAGAATTGGGGTAATACACAATGGGATATAGCACCTAGAAGTAAAATAGGTGCGCCTCATTTCCCCAAGGCAGCAGGAATGCTACCAGAGGCTGAACGTGGACTAGGTAAGACTCTCTTTAGTGCTGCTGGACCACTGATGAGTGGTTACTTTATGTATAAGGGCTGGAAGGGAGAGCTTGGAGATGAGTCAGGAGCAAGAGGAGCATATGATGCGCTAGCGTGGGATGTGGGTACAATGGCTGGAGCTGAGCGCTTCGGGGCTATAAGGCAGGCAGGTGGAGGAAAGCATGGTGGGTTAGCAGGTCAGTTTAGGCTAAAGCCAAGAGGAGCGTGGGCCCATATGGGTGTATTTATGGGGGCTGGTATAGGTGCTACACTAGGTCAATCTGTACTAGGTACTGCCGGTGCGATGGGAGGAGGATTTGCAGGTGCAGCAGCAGGTGCAGCAATTATGGGCAAAGGTAATTGGTACACTTCGATTCCTAGAGCCCTTATTGCAGCTGCAACAATAGGTGGAGCAGTTATGGTAGGAAAGGGAGCCTTTAGTTTAATAAAGAGTGGCTATAGAAGAGGGGCAGCGAGACATTCAATTGACACGGCAGGGGATACATCTGCCTTTATGACAAGAAATGCAATGACAATGCGTGCACGTTCTGTTGACGCTATGAGAAACTCACATATGAATGCCCGGTCTGCTCTAGGTATGGAAGCCACCTTTATGCATCAAGATAGAAACTACTTCTCTAACTATAGGTAACCATGGACTCTAGTATTAAAAAGCTTGTCGAAGGACTCTATACAACTAATGAGTATGGATATAAGTATCAAGATCCTGATGCTGTACCAGACCCAAAGATAGTAGAGCATTTCGAGAAAGAGTATGGCATAAGAACTGATGTTCATAGAACCTGTGTCAATTGTCAGATAAGACAGATAGCCAAATATGAGCCTGCTCATAGAAAGAGTGAGGGGTTTGAAGTTAAGTGTAACTTTATTCCTAGAGGTCTTCCACGAGGATCAGCTAAGAAGGTAAAAGAGATTAGTGCCTCTAGTGATATCTCTTATGATCGTGCAAAGAAACTTCTCTTATCAACAATAGATCCAGTTGCATGGGCTGAGTTGATGTTTGGATTTGATGACAGTGATGATCTTTGGCATATCCGCTCATATCAGAAAGAACAGATACGGTGTACTGGTTTAAGAATCGCCTGTAGAGAGGGACGTCGTTCAGGTAAGACCTTTGCTATGGCCCTTAAGTTAACCTATTACGCATATAACTTAAAGGTGAAGAGAGGTAGGGATGCAGAGGGTAATCAAGTAACTCATGGCCCTGAGATAATGATAGTCACACCCTATCAGTCACAGCTAACTAACATCTTCAATGAGATTGAGAGTCTTATAAAAAGAAATATCGAGCTTAGGAAAGAAGTTACATCTGGAACAACAGATAGTCTTTATATCAAGACACCAATGTACAAGATGTTGTTTAGAAACGGAACCAGTATAAGAGGTTTTGTCTCAGGTCTTGGAGTAAAGACTGATGGCTCTGGTGGTGGTACCATTCGTGGTGCATCTGCAGATGTAATCTATCTTGATGAGATGGATATGATCCCAGAGGAGATCCTTGATAAGGTCATTACACCTATCCTTCTTACTAAGCCAGATGTAATTCTACATGCAACCTCTACTCCAATTGGAAAGAGAGGAAAGTTTCACCAGTGGTGCCTAGATAGATCCGACTTCAAGGAAGATTATTATCCCTCTACAGTGCTCCCACATTGGGAAGATATAAAGCTAGAGCTAGAGAGTGAGAGTACAGAAGAAGGGTTTGATGCTGAGTACATGGCTTGCTTTGTTGAAGGTAGCTATGGAGTTTTTAGACCCTCCTGGGTGCATGCAGCCAGAGCTAATTATGGATATCATCAAACTCTAGACAATGAGTTTCTAAGAACAACACTTGGTATTCCTGACCCCTCGAACATGTTCACATGTATAGGCATAGACTGGAACAAGAATGCGGGTACTGAGTTCTTTGTAATATCATACTCTACATCCACAGGGACTTGGTATTCTATGGAAGCTATAAATATTCCTGCTTCTGACTACTCTGCTAAGCGTTGGATGGAAGAGGTTATCCGACTTAATCATAAGTGGAAGCCCAACTGGATATATGCAGATGAAGGTTATGGACATACTATCATCGAGGACCTGTTTCTTTATGCTCACAGGCTAAAGAGTAAGCCCAATAAGAATCCTATGGAACAGCAATCAGTACAGCTTACTGAGCGTTTGGTAGGGTTTAACTTCTCAAAGAATGTTGAGCTTAGAGATCCAATTGATGGTACTATCATCAAGAAAGCAGGGAAGCATTTTATAGTAGAGAATGCATCCCGTATTTTCCAAGATGGTTTAATTTGGTATCCTGAAGATGATGAAAAGTTAACCAAGCAGCTACTTAATTATGTCGTGTTAAGATCTTCTCCTACAACAGGCAAGCCAGTGTATGGTCCAGATAACATTGGAATAGGAGACCACAGAGTAGATGCATTGATGCTTGCACTTGCAGGATTGTCTCTTGAAGTGTCAGTATATAGTGGTAACCAACTCCCTATTTCCAGACCAAAGTTTATTGATAAAGGCTCAGGAGAAGAGCCCTATAAATCACCTAGAGATGAAACTAAAGGACTTTTCAGAGAAGCAAAGGAGCGTGGGCTTTCTGGGTTTCCTAAGGTTCTACAGATCATCAGAGGTGAGAACCTTGAAGTTGACAAACTAATTAAACAAAAATATAACGCAGAAGAGACCTTGACTAGTAGAGGACATTCCCGTAGAAGTCGTGGAGATATTGGCAGAGCTAGAGAGCCTGACACATATCAAAGTATATTTGAAGGACTCGCTTCTCATTCTAATCATACCAGAGGACATGAAATGGACTTAGAAGGTATAAATGAGGTAAAAAGTATTTCAAAGCCCCATCGGGTAAAGCCACGGGTTCGTTCTCGTAGTAGAGCTAGTATTGGTAAAAAGAAGAGGAGATAGATCATGATTAGTAGATTAGGTAGCTTAGTAGGAGGAGTAGAGCATAGCGCTGCTCAGGGTCTTGCTGGAATGAAGCAGGGTCTTGCTAGAGTAAAAACAGCTAGCGCACCGATGGTAGCTGCAGCTCAAGGCGCAGGAAGTTCAGCAAGAGCAGCTGGTGGCAATCTTCTTCAACGTGCAGTTTCAGGGGCGAGGGGAATGTCACTTAGAGGGGCAGGAAGGAGAGTAAGAGCAGTAGGAAGGAGAGCAGGAAGGGGGGTTGTTAATGCAGCAAAGAGTGGATGGAGTGCAGGGGGTAGGGCAGTCCGAGGTGCACAAGCAGTTCCTGGTCGTATAGCCGAAGGTGCAAGAGGCATGAGAAGAGATTTTAGAGCTGCTCGAATGAAAGCAAAGTTTGGTGGAACTCAAGAAGCAGCAGAAGGTATGGGGCTTGAGTTCAATAGATTCGGTGGAGTTAGCGGAAGAGGAGGCTGGACCGATTCGCGCACGCTTGGCGAGGCAGGAGATCCTACAGCGGTACAGCGGTTTCTTAAAGGAGGCGGAAGACGAGATGCCTTCCAGGGTACTCCAGGCTCCCCAACATACCAAGCTCCAGGAGCACCTGCAGTAAATTCAAATAAATCGGTTACTCCAGAAGTAAATCCCATGGCAGGGATGTCAGCAGAAGAAAGGGCAGAATGGATGGCGGGTTCGGAGGCAAGAATGGACAAGATGATGTCCGGGTCTAGTTCTAATGCAGGCGTAGGTGCTACTGATGATGCTATGGGTGATGCAATAGAACAGACTACTGAAATGGCTACTCGTGGCTTTACTAGTGGTCAGGGTATGCGTGGTGTAGCAGGTATGGGGCTGATTGGTGGTGGTGTTTCTGCTATGACGGGTGGTGACTTTAGTGAAGGTGCAATGTTTGGTGTGGGAGCAGGCCTGGGTGCAAGAACTTTTGTTACTTCAGCAAACCTACAGGGCGCTGGTCAAAAGATTCTGAATAGCAATAGTAAGTTTGCGAAGAATGGGTTTGTTAAGGACTTTGGTACCGCGCTATCTGAAGCTACAGTATCCGCAAGACAATCTGCTCTTGCTGGAGCAGGCCTGGGTGGCTTTATATTTGGCGGCTCTGGTCAACCTTCCCACTCTAGAGGGTTCAACCAACATAGAGGCAACGGCTTTTAGGGATTATTATGGCATTAGTTCTTTATGACGAAAGTCTAGAAGTTTTTACGACAAATCCAATGAGATCTTTTCATGATGGATACTTAGGTACACCTCATGAGCAGATCTTTTATATTCGTAATCATGACCCAGCCTACTACTATACAGATATCACTATTGCACCTGAAATGATTGGTGGTTATAACGATGCTGGTGAGTTTGGGACTAGTGGTTGGGGTATTAAGCTGATGTATGGAAAGAGACGTCCTACTGAAGCTGAATGGGATCTAGTACGTTCTAGTGATGGAATAGAGATTCCAGATATTGGTACAACTGAAGCAGCTGATACGTTTGCACAGCACCCTGTATGGGTAAGGATATATTGTCCTGGCGGTGAGCTTGCTCAAATAAGAGAAAACATGCAACTTAGAATACGGTACTATGTTAGAAGTGTTGGTGCATAATGGCTTTCAAACACGGTGAAGATGGTAGCAATCCTTTTAAGGATTTAAAGCAGCCTACGTATACAACAAAGCGTACTACATTAACATCTTACTTTGCTGATAAGAGTGATGCAGAGAAGAAGGCGATAGTACTAGATAAATTGTTATCTCGTCCCATTGTTCCAGATGGTCCTTCTGTGCCTCTTACAGAAGAAGAAGCTGAGGTGACAGAAGAGATAAGGCAGACTGCTCTTGCAAAGGCTAAGAGA